TGCACCGTGACAGCAACAGAACCATTGGTGGTCACAGCACCGTTGACGGTATAACCCGTCGTCTTTGCTGCAGTACCGGTGGTGTGATCCGCCATCAAGGTAGATTCCATCACCTCGAAACCAGCGGTACGGCCAATAACGCCGTCCTCGTACTGAGATTCGATGTTGCTTGCCGAGTGGAACAGACCCTTGGTGTCATTCATGAACTTGGTGGCGTGAGTTGTACCAAGTACGGCATAACGCTTTGCAGGAGGCGCAAGGTTATCCGTCAGAACTTGGCGAGCTGCGTTCAGGTGAGAGAAGGCAAACGCAGCGCCGTCACCGTCAACGACGTTGTAAACCTTCTTGTACATGCTTTGCAGGAAGGTGTTTTCGACGTTCGCCGCCACCACAGACACAGCCGGTTCAATAAAGCGATCATTGAAGTCATCGAGACTCAACGCCAGATCCAGCGAAGTGAACTGCATGTCCACGCCGCCAACTGTTGACACGGGAAGATCAACCTTCAGTTCCGCCACATCCTGCGCGGCATAGGTCAGGCCGGAGCGATAGGTGTATTCATTCGGCAGACGAACCCGCAGCGTGTCGCCGATCTTGCGACCAGACACACCAAACTCCGAATCGTACTGACGATTAACAGAGCGCAGCAGGGTAGATTTTTGGTGCAGAGTCATCGCGGCTTTGCGGGTGATCTGCGAAATTGTCAGAAGTGAATTAGGCATTTTGGTTACCGTTTAGCGAGTCGCTTTCTTTCCAACCTGACCCACTCGTCATCGCTCAGCCTGTCGCCGCTTGCGTCAGTGGTTCGCACTGGCGGGGACGGATCATTGGCCTCAAGCTTTGAGGGCGGGGGTGGTGCCTGACTGACTTTGGTGGGCGCTGTCTTTGGGGTTTCCAAACGCGCTTCAATACGACCTAACTCGCGGCCTACATCCAGGGGGTCACGCATCTGTGCAATTAGCGCAGCGGTGTCTTCATGCTCGGCAAGGTAATAGGCAATCTGCGGACCTATCTCGCTCTTACGGATGACATCAGCCATCTGTTTTGAGATAGGCAGCGAAGTGTTTTCGGTTACCTTTTCTGCGTAGTCAGGGGTTTGTTTCGCAAACTCGGCTTGTCGCTTGTCGAACTCTGAAGCTGCGGCTTTGCTTGTCTGTTGCTGTTCGCGTTCACTAAGAATGCGTTCAACTTCAGCGCGTGCCGTGGCCTTTGAGTATTCAAGCAATGCGGCCTGATACTTTGCGTCATCAAATCCCGCACCTTCGAGCGTTGGGAGTTCCGGCGCGACCGGCTCTGTTTTCGCTGGTTGCCGAGCTTGTTCAAGCTCCCATCGCAACCTGTCCCGTTCTCTCAGTGCTTCGTACTTTTCCTTTGTCAGCTTGTCGAACCGTTTCTGAATCTTGTCTTCAGGAGCTGGTTCGGGCTTTGCGGCTGATGGTTCCGCCCCTTCTTCGTTAACAACGTCTGCATCCGCTTCAGTTGTTGCAGGCAAAGGGAGTTCATCAATAGCAGGGCTTTCGCCCAGATTGTTTTCAGACATACATCACTCTTGGTAGCACCGGGATGACCGCCCGGAGTCGGCTAATCGGATAACAGCAACATCAGTACGAAGGCTTCTTCGTCCTGTTGCTTTTCAATCTCTCTCTGTAACTTTTCAAGCGAGGCTTGCGACTGCCTGAGCTGTGCAAACTCAAGCGCTTGTCTTATGCGCTCGTCCTGTAGTTCTGCTGCGTTGGCTTGATTAACCAACTTCCGCAAGCGCTCAATATTCTGGCGCTCTGCATCTTTACGTTCCTGCTCTTGCAGAAAGCGTGCTAACTCTCGCTCTGTTTCGTCCTGCAGTTGCCGCTGCGCTGCTTCAGCTTCTTCAAGCTCTCTGTCCCGGTTGCGCTTCTGCTTTAATGCGCGCTCATAGCTTGCATAGAAGCCATAGCCGCCTGTCGCATCCAGAGCAGCATCGGTATTTGTCAGCGTTGCGCTACTGCCGGTAACTTCGTAGCTACCCGGTAAGGCTGTCAGTACATACGCACCAGCTGCCGCCGTGAAGGTCAGCGTTGCGCTTTGTCCAGTGAGCGAATAAGCGCCGGGCTGTGCGGTCAGTAGCGATGACCGTAAAAGCGTTGCCGTTTGGCCGGTGTAGACGTATGCGCCTGCCGATGCCGTCAGCAGCCTGCTTCTTGAGACTGTGGCGGCAACACCAGTTAATGCATAACTGCCTGCTAACGCGGTGAGCGTGTACCCTGTTGGCGCTGCTGCGCTAACCTGATCTTCATCAAACCAGCCTTCATCAATCGCTAACGGATCAAACCACCCCGCAGGAACGGTTGTCCTGTCAAAAAAGCCGCTAGCCACGGCCTCACTTCTCCTGAATCGTCAGCTCGCCACTAAAAAATGTTGCGGTAGTTGCGCTGGTAAGTACCGAGTGCAGCATGCAAGTACCGTTGTAGAGCCTGATTCCTGGTGTGCCGATGATCTTCTGTGCATTCACATTGGGGATCGTCGTTCCAATGGTGGCAATGTCTCGCGTGATCATGAGGCTGATAGTTCCACTGACCCACGTTGTACCCAAGGTGATTGCCTCAATCGACCTGACGCCGGTATCACCTGCGGCCAAGTTGAACCAAATCAATGTGCCAATTACGGGCGTCGCTGGTGCCTGTGAGCCAACAATCGCGGTAAGGGTTGCTGTCCTGCTGCCAGTGCCTGCGCTGTTTGTGTAGGTCACTGTGGCATTGGAGGCAATTGCAGCAAGACCACTCGCAGACGTGCATAGCAGGGCGATCATGCAGCCCTCGCCATTGGTGGTCCCGTTGATGTCTCTTGCCGGTAGCGTTGGCGTGGTGATGGACTGCGCGGTCGTGGTCGTGACTGTTAGGCCGGTATTGACCCACAGCACATCAAAAAACACATGCGAATGATTGACCGAGGCTGCCATCTGCAGTTCGGTCAGAAAGTTAGCCCCTGTGCTAGGGTTCTTGATCGGAATGCAGCCGTAGTCTGCAGAATTGGTGCCGTCTGTGGTTCTGCCGTTGACGCCCGGAGAACCTGTTGCCCATGCCCCCGGAAAACCGCCGTCTTTTGATGTGCAATACCAGTACCCGGCCGCATCTGATGCGGTGCCGGTTTTCATAAAACCCACCGGGAACCCCGTATATGCGCCCAGCCCTGCAGCAGGATATTCAGCGCCCTGTGCGTCACGGTGCGACCATCTCCCATCGGCGCTAAATGTCATGTTCTCGCCGGGTAGCAGAATAAACCCCATCAACTCAGCAGGGTTTGTGCCGTCGAAGTGCTCAACAACCACCCGCGTAGAGGCGCTGGAGCTGACGTTGGTGATGTATAGACCCTTGATGTTGCGCCGCGTACTGGACGCAGGGGCAGCAACAACCGTTGTCGTCGTGGCGGTCGTGATGTTCGGGGTATTGTTTCGCCCCGGCGTTACCGTGGTCCCGCTCAAGTCGACCCACGAGGCATGGCATTCAATGCTTGCGGCTGATGCTGTAATGACGCGAATAACGTCGGATGTTGAGGTTAGTAGCAGCATGCTAGACGACCGTGAACACGCCGTTAGTGGCGTCCAGATCAACCGTGACCGTCTCACCCGCTGCGACTGCTTGACTGCTGCCGTAGTCCCAATATCCAACGTTCAGGCTTGCGGTGGTATCAACCAGCACAGCGTAGCGGAACGTGAAGCCAGCGCCCGAGCCTGTCCACACAGAAGGATCAGCCAACACTAGCTTGTAGGTTCCTGTTGAGTGCGTTGCCGAGCTAACCGTCGCGCTATTGCCGCCTGTGGTGTAGCCGTTGCCGTTGGCCACTTCGGTAATCGTTCCGGCCGTCTGGTCAACAGCTGTGGCAAGCTTGATCGCCCACGAGTCAGTCCCGATGTTTGCGCCCTCAAGTAGCCCCTCAATTGCCGGGGTAAACTTGTTATAACTAGCCGTTGGCATTCAGCTGATCCTCATAAATAGGCCGATAGGTGCCGTTCTCTTTTGAGATAGCAACGATTCTGGCCTTCGGTGCTTCGGTTACAATCACCGGCTTTTGCGCTTCCTGAATCTGCGCCATGACTGCAATTGACTGCTGCATAAAGTCTGCGGCCTGCTGCTGGATGATCGCCAAGGCCTCTGCAAGCTGAGCCGATAGCTGCTGCTTCTCGGTCTCAAGCTCTGCGCTCTCGCCGGTTGCCTGCATATCTGCGGCCTTTTGTGCCATTTCAGCCTGCGCTTTAGCGACCATCGTCTGAAACTTGGCTTCTTCGGTCTTAAGGTTGGCAATGGCCAGCTGTACCTCGCTCTTGGCCTTCTCTGCCTCTGCCTTCTCTTGCTGTGCCTCTTGCGCTGCTGCCTGCACCATTTGGCCCTGCTGCTGCACCTGCTGCATTGCCTGATCGACCTGCATCATGGCTTGCTGTACTTCAGGCGGCATGGGCTTATCTTTGTTGATCGCCTGTTGAATCGGTGGCGGCAACATCATCTTGATGCGCTCGGCAACCTCATCGGCGTATGGCAAGTCCATACCCTTCATGATCAGATCACCCGCAACCTGCATCAGCTCGGGATTTCCCTGCGCCATCTGTGAATAGGCTTCTACAGCTTCCTGTCGCTTGGTGCTGAAGCTTGGTCCGACCGTAATCACCACGTCGTACTTGCCGCGCGATAGATCGTTGATCACCTCCCCGTTAGGGCCAGGCTGGTTAACCTTGACGTACTTCTCCGAATCATCAGCGCCGAGAATGCGCATTGATCGCGGCGTGTCAATAATCCTAGGAACTAGGTCAACCAGAATCTCCCATGTGCGCTTAACACCCATCCCCATGTTGGCCGGGTAGTTGAATGTCGCAATCTCGCCTTGCTGCTGACGTGCGCTGATAGCACGTCCAGAGGTCTCATTACTCTGCGCGCCTAATGATGCGTCGAATATCCCCGAGTTAGCCTTGATTTCCTCGCCCATAATCTGCGAGTTCTGCATCAGGGCGACAGGGACAGGCGCGCCACCTACACGAACAGGTGGCCCAGGAGAGTTCGGGTCGTTGTTATACACCTGAAACGGCAGGTTCTTGTTGACCGCATCAGCCCAGTGCTGCGCCATGCCTTCGGCTTGCTTGGCGGTCGCCCATACTTGGTTGATCGGGCTAGACGCAATGGTCTCAACCGTCGCGGTCTGTGACAGGTTAAAAGCGCGTTGTGCGTCCTTGATATGGCGAGTCAGGCCGAACCACGTAACCTTGCCTTCAATGCAGACATACTCACCGTAGATGCGAACCCAAGGGAAGTGTTTACCAGCCCACTTCTGCGGCGGCGTTAGTTCGGCGTCCCCTGAATAGATAGCAGAATAAAGATCATGGGTCTGTACGGTGCGGCTCTTGATTGACTGCAGCCCGCGCGCCTGTGCTTCTTTCAGCTCGCTTTCATCGATGGACTGACCATCGGATAACAGGTGAATGGTCTTTGTAACAGGCTGCTTCCACCAGTGTTCAGCGATGCGGACCTTGTCATCTTCCTCCCATGCGTCACCGTCATCAAACTGGGTATCTTCAAAGTCGCAAGGCTCTGCTTTGGGATAGCGTGTCTTATAGGCTTCCTTACTGATCTTGTCAGTGAGAATCCAGTAAGTGGCATCCCGGCCTGTAATGTCATAGGCGTGCGGATCACAGAACAGGCAGAGAGGATTTCTCAGTCCTTCAATCTTGATGTCCTGTTCAAACGCCGTGTCATCCGCGTAATTAGTCGTGATGCGCCACGCAGCATAGCCAGCGGCAACCTGATACTCAGCAGCATTATCACGGATAGCGTCAAAGTCAGACTGATTAGCAATATTGCGAATCAGCCCCTCTAGCACATCAGCAGTATCTTTATCACCATCTTCAGACCCCCGAACCTTACCGGCTGCTGGATTGGCGCGCATGTTATTTACGATGCGCTTGATCGTGGTGCGAGCACGATTGAACTGCATCATGGGGCGGACTTCTTTACCGTCCGGCCCTGTGCGCTGGCGCTTGGTATAGTCGTCCCACTGAGCGCCCGGCTCGTGGATAAACTTCATGTCATCGACAAATGCCTGTCGATTCTCGCGGTCTGCTTCCTCGGCCTTTTTGTAGCGCTCACGAACCGCCAGGATGCGGGTCTTGGGCGACCCCCACCAATTAGGTTCTTTCTTTTCCATTTACATTTGTGCTCGGTAAAAACTGCTTGCGTCGGTCTGCTTTTCGTTCGTCATCTGGTCAGCCACGATGGCCACATAACGGAAGCCGTCAGCGCCGTGTGATTCGTCGTCATGTACTGGTGTGCTTGCTTGGCCTTCGCTGTTAACGCGTCGCCTGTAGCGTCCCAAGCGGTTTAACAACTCGCTTGCGTTGGTTCTGTCCATCACCACGCGGGGAAATACTTCGCGTACTTTTCTGATGCCCTGCTCGATACCAATATCAGGGACTATCTCAACATCCCAGCCCAGCGATCTGAACTGTTCTTCAGCGCTGGAGCCGGTCACATGCTTGGCTCTGCCGTCATGCGGTAGAAACAGCTTGCCGTAGTTCAGCTTCAGGTCTGTCAGCTCCTGGTGATAGCTCGGGATATATCGCATCCGGTCTTCGATGTACCGAATCACTCGAATCTCTGAACCCAGTCGCTGACACAGGACAAGGCTCATGTAGTCGTTAAAGCCCAGGTCACACACAACGTGAACCTTGAGCATCGGGTCATAAGGAACATTGCACAGCCGGTTCGCTGACCGAAGCCGTGACACTTCCTTGTAGTAAATAGCACCCTCAATCGCTGGCC